CAGTTTCAGTGGGCTTGGAACCCCGTTGGCGGAGCGAGTTATTTTGACCGGGCGCTTACACCAAATAGCTTGATTCCGGTTATAACTATCGGTACAGTAACAGTATCAACAACTTAGGAGTTTATTATGGGATATAAATCAGCAGCCGATGGCGTAACCAAGTCTGGTCGCACAAAAGGCAGAAACTTAGGTGACTCCGGTCCAACCGTAGGCATTGAAGGTGGCAAAGGTTCAAAAGGTGCTCGCACAGTAACAAATGAGCAACTACGCAAAATGGGCCGTAACTTAGCTCGTGCTAAAAATCAGGAGTAATTATGGCTACAAATAAATCAGTTAAACCAACCCCAGCCGGCGAATACCCATTGGGTCACGCTAAAGAGAATAAAGATGCTAGCGCTTATACCGGTTTTGTATATCCATCTGGTGGTGGCAACGATATTGGTGTCTATAAGCAACCAATGCCTAATCCATACCCACAGGGTGAAGTACATAGTCAAGGCAATAATTTAGACGATTTAAAAATTAGCTTAGGTAACAATACCAAAGGCTACAAGCAAGATAACCCATATGGCGTTAAAGAAATGCGTGGTTATGGCGCTGCAACCAAAGGCCGTAAAATTAGTGGAAAGCAAGGATAATGGACCCAAAATTACCAATTAAATTAGAACTAACATTAAACGAAGTAGATGGCGTTATTGCCGGACTTGGTGAGTTGCCTACTAAAACAGGCGCTTTTTCTTTGTTGTTAAAGATTCAAGCCCAGTTGCAATCTCAGTTACCAGCACAAGAAGAAGCTAAAACCGAAGAGTAATAATGAATTACGAAACGTTGTATAACTCGATTCAAGCGTATGCCGAGAACACTGAGCAGTTGTTTGTGGCTAACATTCCTGTTTTTGTACAGGAAGCTGAAGATCGGATATATAACTCTGTAAATTTACCTTCATTGCGTAAAAATGTTACTGGCACTCTCACTGCAGGAAACCAATATATTTCTTTACCTGATGATTGGCTTGCTAATTATTCTTTAGCTGTTATTGATAATACAGTTACACCCAGTAGATACCAATATCTTTTAAATAAAGACGTTAACTTTTTGCGGGAAGCTTATCCAACGGTAACTTATACAAGCCCAACTTACCAAGGTACCCCCGGTGGTTTGCCAGCATATTATGCGTTATTTGGTTCTCAGCTAAATAGCTTTAATGAAATGACACTAATGGTTGCCCCTACACCAGACCAAAGCTATATGGTTGAGATGCACTATTTTTACTATCCGCCAACCATTGTTCAAGGACAAATTACAACACTAAGCACTTTAGTTGGTGGCTCTGGATATGCAAACGGTGTGTACCAAAACGTGGCTTTAACAGGTGGTTCTGGAGCCAATGCATCTGCTGATATCGTAGTGTTAGGTGGTACTGTTACTTCTTGCACACTTAAGTTTGGTGGTAATTTTTATGTAGTTAACGATATTCTTTCTTGTTCTTCTATAGGAAATAGTGGTTCAGGGTTTTCTATTACGGTGTCCGCAGTTTCTAATTCTAAAGGTACTAGTTGGCTTGGTGATAATTACGACCCCGTATTATTTTATGGTTCTATGCGTGAAGCCATGCTTTTTATGAAGGGCGAAGCAGACTTAGTTGGTTATTATGAGACTAAATATCAAGAAGCTCTTGACCAATTACGCCGTCTTGGCGATGGTCTTGATCGTGGCGATTTCTACAGAGATGGACAAACTAAACTTAATGTTAGTGGGAATAGAGCATAATGTCTATCGTCCAAGGTGCAACCACTACATTCATGCAGAATTTGCTTAATGGCAATGAAAACTTTACCGCTGGCACATACTATATTGCATTGTATAATGCTCTTGCAGATTTAAATAACACAACAACTGTTTATACAACAGCTAATGAAGTTGTTGGTACAGGGTATATAGCCGGTGGGCTACCATTAACTATTACGGTTACTCCTACTGTAGATAATCTATATAATACGACCTATGTATCTTTTGCTAACGCCGTTTGGAACCCAGCATCTTTTACAGCTAGGGGGGCATTAGTATATAATTACAACACAAAAGCAGCATGTTTTGTGTTAAATTTTGGGTCAGATAAGGTTTGTAATAACAGTTTTACTGTGCAGTTCCCAGCAGCGACTAGTACGTCTGCTATTTTATCAATCGGTAGTTATACAAGTGCTACCATTATTAGTTCTGGAGATTAATATGTTTAAAGAATTATCAGGATCTGGTGATAGCGCAATCGCTACCTTGCAGGCCAAAGCCGCTACAGGTGAAACTGTTGGCGTAGAAGGTTTTTACCACGTTGAGTGCCGTGATGCTGATGGCAACCTTAAATGGACAGAATCTTTCCCTAACCTAGTTAACGCAGTTGGTAAGCAGTTGATGCTTAACACATTGCTACGCACATCTGGTACTTATACTACCACTGGACCATTCCTTGGTTTGATTGGTACAACTAGCCCAACATTTAACGTTGAAGACACAATGACTTCACACAGCGGTTGGACTGAGTTTGTTAACTACACAGTTGGCGGTTCAGCAGTTCGTGGTACAGCAGTATTTGCAACAGCAACAGATAACGCAGTTGCTTCACCATCTAACGTAGTAACTTCAACTGCAACAGCTATTACTTACACAATCACTGGTTCTGGTGGTAACGTAACGGGTTGCTTCTTGGTTACAGGTTCTGGCGCATCTTCTACCCAGTCTAATACTGGCGGTACTTTGTATAGCGCTGGTGCATTTGGTTCTGCTAAATCTACTACTGCTGGCGACACAGTAAGCGTTACATACTCTACAACTGCTACTAGCTAAGGAGTCCTAAATGGCTCTTGTTGTTTATGATCGTGTCCAACAGACTGGCTCGGCTAACACAACCGTAAGTTTTACGCTTACTGGATCTGTTAACGGGTTTCAGTCTTTTGCCGTTGTTGGTAATGGCAATACTACATTCTATGCGGCAACCGATACTTCTGGTAATTGGGAAGTAGGTGTTGGCACGTATTCTTCTACAGGACCCACCTTAACTCGTACTACGATTTTATCGTCTAGTAACTCAGGTTCTGCGGTTACATTTAGCGGTACTGTTACTGTATTTGTTACTTACCCATCTGAGAAGTCTGTAAACCTTGATGCCTCTGGTAACGTAAGCCCACTAGGTACAATTACTTCTGGTGTTTGGAACGGAACAACAATTCCTGTTGCTTATGGTGGTACAGGCGTTACTTCTTCTAGTGGCGCTAATTCGGTTGTATTAAGAGACTCAAACCAAAACATTAGCGTAAACAACGTATTTCAAGGCTATGTAGCTACAGCAACATCTGGTGGTACAACAACGCTTACTGCAGCATCTGCATTCTATCAGCGCTTTACTGGAACCAATGTTCAGACGATTAAACTGCCTGATGCAACTACGTTACAAAAAGGCGTGGCATTTACGTTTGATAATGATTCTACACAGACAATTACTGTTGTTGATAACGCTTCTAGTACTGTTGATACAATTGTTAGTGGCGCAGTAGATTTAATTATTTTATTAGATAACAGCACAACTGCTGGTACTTGGATTGGTTATAGCTACATCCCAGATACATATGACTTTGGTACTTCTACAGCTTCGTTTGGTAACGCAGTAATTACTAACGCTGTTTGGAATGGTACACAAATTGGAACTAACTACGGTGGTACAGGGTTAATTTCTTTCTCCGGCGCTAATAACGCTTTGTACTCTACATCATCTTCAGCTTTAACTGCGGGCACTTTACCGGTTGCTGCTGGCGGTACAGGTATTACTTCTACTACTCCATACGCACTTATTGCTGGAGGTACTACTTCTACTGGTACACTACAACAAGTATCTGGTCTAGGTTCATCTGGGCAAGTATTAACTTCTAGCGGAGCTGGCGCATTACCAACATGGCAAACCCCTTCGGGTGGTGCAACAAAAGCACAAGCAATAGCTTATGCAATCACATTAGGATTCTGAAATGGCAAACCCAAATATCGCAGCAGTCACTTATATCTACGGTAACACCGCTTATTGTGTCCCTTCTACTACTAGTCCCACGACTAGCTGGACTTATAACGGCACAAACTCCCTTACTGGATTAACGCCCACTACTAGTACAGTAAATAAAATCACCGGTATTGTAGTAGCCAACACAACAAACACTGCAGCACTTGCTACTGTAGCGATTGGTAATAATTCAATTTTTAGTTCTGCTACCGTGATTAGCTACCCAGCGTATCAGATTTCCGTACCAGCTGGCGCCTCGTTAATTATCACCGATAAAACTACTGATTTTTATATTACCGAAAACCAGTCTGTTGCGGTAACATCTGGCACAGCAAACGCTTTGACTTTTACTGCAACCTTTGAGTCATTTACCTAATAGGGGCATATAAATGTCCCAGCGTTACTTAGGCGGTTTCATAACCGACAATCCAGTACAACCAACATCATCTTATGCACAAGGTGAGTGGACTCTTCAACAGCAATTTCAACACGCTGGCAACTGGCCATTTGGGGGGCCATTTATTTATGTGGATGATGTATTTTCTACTTATTTATGGACAGGAACAGGAGCATCAAATACTATTAATAATGGTATAGACCTTGCAGATAATGGTGGAATGGTTTGGATTAAATCAAGAAGCAATTCTAAGGATAATGTTCTTACTGATACTGTAAGAGGAACAAATAGTCAATTATTGAGTGATTTAACAAGTAGTCAAGTAACATTGACAAACACAGTCACTTCTTTTAATTCTAATGGATTTACATTAGGAGTTGATTCAACAAATGGATGGGTTAACTTAAGTTCATTAACTTATGTCGGATGGACATTTCGTAAACAGCCTAAGTTCTTTGACATAGTTCAATATACTGGTACAGGTTCACCACAAGCAATTAATCATAATTTAGGTTCAACACCTGGAATGATTATTATTAAAACCGTAACCGCAGGACAACCTTGGGCAGTTTATAGCAAAGGTTTAAATAATGGTGTAACACCAGAGCAATATTATTTGCTTTTAAACACAACTGATGCACAAACAGCAGATTCTTCTTATTGGAACAATATTGCCCCTACATCAACACAATTTACAGTAGGAACATCAAATAGAACAAATAGTGCATCTGGGTTTACTTATATAGCTTATCTATTCGCTGACCAAGCTGGCGGATTTGGTTCAACAGGAACAGATAGTGCTATTGCTTGTGGAAGTTTTACTACTGATGGAAGCGGTAATCTTTCAGTAAATCTTGGCTGGGAGCCTCAGTATGTAATGATTAAAGAAACTTCTGCTTCTGGAAGCTGGTTTATTTTTGATGTTATGAGAGGCTTTAGTAATACTCAAGACCAATACTTACAAGCAAATACACCAGCAGCAGAAAATAGTTCAAATGCTTCACCAAGTTATTTAACTCCAAATGCAACAGGATTTGTTTCAGGTCAGGCAGGATTTTTTGCTGGTAGCGCAAGTTTTATATACATAGCAATCCGCAGACCTAATAAACCACCTACTACTGGTACTAGTGTTTTTGCTCCTGTTGCTGGTACTGGTGCTACACCAAGTATGCCAACATCTTTTGTTGTAGATGCTGCAATTAATTTATACACACCTAGTTATGGTGGCTACCCAGAAATGGGCGCAAGATTAGTAGGTAATAATCCGTATTTTATGAGTACGGCATCAACTTCAGCAGAAGGAACATACTCAGATTCAGATTTTAAAGTTGCATTAAATCAAAATACAGGTTTTGGTGGTAGCGGTTATTCAAACTCTACTTGGGTTGGAGAATTGTTTAGGAGAGCCCCTACATTTTTTGATGTAGTTTGTTATACAGGAACAGGAAGTGCAACAACAATTAATCATAATTTAACTGTTCCTGCTGAAATGATGATTGTTAAAAAACGAAATGGCGCAGCTCAATGGGAAATATACAATAGTACATTAGGAAATATTTATACAACTTATTTTACTTCTGGAGTTCCTAATTATGCTTCTTATTGGAATTTTACAGACCCTACATCTACTGTTTTTAGTGTTGACGGAAGTTCTCCTGTTAATGGTTCTGGGTTTAATTTTGTAGCTTACCTATTTGCCACTTGCGCAGGGGTATCTAAAGTTGGCTCTTACACAGGAAACGCAACAGGACAATCTATTGCTTGTGGTTTTGGTTCAGGTGGTGCTAGGTTTATTTTAATTAAACGCACAGATGATGTTGGTAATTGGTATTGTTTTGATTCTGCAAATGGGCTTACAAGTAGCTCTAGTCCATATGAATTATTAAATACTACAGCTGCACAAACCACAGGCAACAACGGAGTTTATGCTTCATCTGGTGGGTTTACTTTAACTTCTAATGCTTCATCTACTGTTAATATTAATGGTGGTTCTTACATCTTCTTAGCAATATCGTAAAATAATACTATGAGCGAACGTTGGCCAGGCGGCTTAATTAACCAAACAGCACCTACCCCTGCAAATTCGTATAACACGACTAAAGCAAATGGGGTGTGGACGCTCGACCAAGCTGCGTATTTACAAAGCCAAAATTTATGGCCTAACCCAAACTCAGACGCCTATTTTAACTACAACACGCTCTTGCTCAATGGCGATGGAACGAATGGCGCACAAAACAATACATTCCTAGATAGCTCTACCAATAACTTTACGATTACTCGTAACGGCAATACTACACAAGGTAGCTTTAGTCCTTATGGGAACTTGTGGAGTAATTATTTTAATGGTTCTAGTTATTTAGGGGTGGCTTCTAATTCTAGTTTTGCTCCTGGAACTGGAGATTTTGCTATTCAAGCATGGGTTTTTATTAATAGTATTCCATCAGATTTTGCTCCTATTATGCAAAACGATGCTGTTGGTACATCTGGTTCTGATAAATTTTGGTTTGGTTATAACAGTAGTTCGTTGACATTAAATCAACATGGCACAGGAAATAGAGCTTATACATCTTGGAATCCAACAGTTAATACTTGGTATCATGTTGCAGCATCAAGAGTTAGTGGAACTGTTTATTTATTTATTAATGGATTAAATCAATCAGTTACTAATTCAACAATTTTTAATAGTACAAGTTTTGGTCAGAATGGTGTTTCTATTGGTGTTGTTTCAAGCCCATATTATTTCAATGGTTACATTTCTAATTTGGAATATCAAGTAGGAACAGGATTTACTTCAATTACTGTACCTACAACACCATTAATCGCTGGAACAAATTGCAAATTATTAACTTGCCAGTCAAATCGTTTTTATGATGCAAGTTCTAATGCTTTTGCAATCACAACATCAGGCTCACCATCAGTTCAACGCTTCTCACCATTTAACCCAACAGCACCATACTCTACAACGACTATTGGTGGAAGTGGATATTTTGATGGTAGTAGTTATTTGACAATGGCAAGTAACTCTGCTTTTTCTCCCGGAACTGGAGATTTTACTGTTGAATGTTGGGTAAACTTTAATCCTTCTGTTACTCCTGAAGTTGCTTTTTTTACTACTACAAATAATATTTCTGGAGCTAGTGGACAGCTTTGGTTTGGATATAGTGGTGGTCAGTTACGAATAAGTCAGCATGGCACAGGCGCATATATTGTTGGCTACACTTGGTCACCGGGAATAAATAATTGGCATTATGTAACTGCAACAAGAGCTTCAGGAACAACAAAATTATATGTTGATGGTATTTTAGTAGTTACATCAACTGTTCAAAATGGAGTAAATTTTACTCAATCTGGTGCAATGATTGGTGTTTTAACTGGAAATGCTCCGCCTTATATGCAAGGTTATTTAACAGATGTTAGATATACAGTAGGCACAGCTTTGTATTCAACTACATTTACACCACCAACTGCTCCATTAACTTCGTCAGGCTCTACTACATTTTTAGCTAGTTTTCAAAATGCTGGCATCCCTGACCTTGCTATGCAAAATGACCTACAAACAGTAGGCTCTGCACAAGTAAGCACAAGTGTTAAAAAGTATGGGACAGGAAGTTTGAGTTTTGCTACGAACAGTGCATTAACAAGTCCCTTACCAATCAACTTTGGCACAGGCGATTTTACTATTGAATGTTGGGTTTATTTTAATAGTGTTTCTGGAAGCCAATGGATTGCAGGAACCATGAACTATAACAATGGTACGAATGCTGATTTTGGCGCATTTTTGTTGTTAACTAGTGGGGCAATATATAGTGGTCAATATACAGGAAGCACTGGTACTACTTTAAACACATCTTCCGTTTCTGCAAACACTTGGTATCATGTTGCCTATACACGAGCAAGCGGTACTATTAGATTATTTTTAAATGGTGTACAAGCTGCTACAACGACTGCATCTGGTTCAATCAACACATGGCCTCCTGTTACTGGATATGATGGACCTACAAACGGCAGACCATTAAACGGCTACATAGATGACTTACGCATCACCAATGGATATGCTCGTTATACAAGCAACTTCACACCACCAACAGCGGCCTTGCCAACTTACTAGGATAGATTATGTTTGGTATATCAGCCTTCGCTCAATCTGCTTATGCCGCTTTAGGTATAAATAACTACGCCGTATCGGTTACTGAAAATTCAGGCATAGCCGATGCAAACACGACCCAAGCTGCCTATTTATTAAGCAAGTCCGAGGCCAATACTATGAACGACTTCAATTCTGAAGCTGGCTTGTTTGCTTTTGTTATTACCGAAAACTATACCCCTGCTGACGCCAACTCCGAAACTAACAGCTATCTCCTATCGCTGTCTGAAAACGCTTCTTTTAACGACTTTAACACAACGGCAATACCACTATATGCAATGGAGAACTTTGGGGTAACCGATTCCAATACAGTTTATTTTGCTGGTTTGCAATCCCAGACCGAACCTATTACTAGCGTTTTGGACACCTTCTCAACAACCTCGGCTTACCTAGAGTCCATTTCAGAAAACACTAATATAGCCGACCTAATCTCCCTCCAAGCTGGCTTTGCGGCATTTGTTGCTGAAGCTGTAACAATGGATGAGATTGACCACCTAGCCCAAAACTATGCGCTTTCTATAGCTGAAAATGCAGGATTGGCCGATTCTGCCGTAGCCGGTAAGATTATTGCGTTAACTATTGCGGAGAACTTTGCCCCTGCAGACACCTCTAGTATAGGTTTTTCGTTCTTATTATCTGTAGTAGAAACCTTAAGTTCTGGCGACCAAAACGCATCAAGCACCCAATTTGTGGCCGCAGTTACCGAAGCAATTCGTTTATTAGATAGCCAAACTACTAGTGAATGGATTAAAATTAATGATAGTCAAACCCCGAATTGGGTACAAATTAACGATTCACAAGGATAAATTATGTCATCTACATATACACCCAGTCTAACCCTTACTCAAATCGGGAACGGCGAACAATCAGGTACATGGGGTACCACCACTAATACTAACTGGCAGCTTATTGAAGATGCGGTAGCTGGCGTTGCAACTGTGACTGTTTCCGGTACTTCGGGCGCTACTTTATCCGTTGCCAATGGTGCGTCTGACCAAGCTCGAAAAGCCGTTATTGTGGTGACTGGCTCAACATCTGGTACTAACGCAATCGTAGCTCCACTAGAACCTAAAGTTTATATTATCTCAAACCAGACTACTGGTGGTTTCCCTATTACTATTGGAGCTTCTACTGGTTCAGTTGTTACTATCCCTAATGGCCTTACTACCTTAGTATACTGCGACGGCACAAACTTTAACTCTGGTATTACTGGTTTTACTGGCGGTAACTTAAGTATTACTGGCACAATCAATGCTACTGGCACTATTACTGCTCCTGTTATTAATGCTAGCTTATACGGTGGCGCTGCTGGTAACATCCCTTACCAAACTGGCTCTAGTTCAACTGGATATATTTCTGCACCTCCTTCATCCGGTTCTTCTACTTTTTTAGCTTACACACCAGGCACAGGATTTAACTGGCAGACAAGTAGCACAACAGCTAGCAACATTAACGGCGGCGGCGCAAATCAGCTGGTGTACCAAACCAATTCTGGAGTCACAAGTTTTATTTCTGCTCCATCGGGTAGTAACCAAATTCTTCAATATAATGGTTCACAAATTGTTTGGACTAGTGGTGGTGCCGTATCTTCTGTAAATGCTATATCTCCTCTACAATCTAGCGGGGGTACATCACCAACTATTAGTCTTATTTCTACAACAGGTTCTGGTGCGGTTGTACAAGCTAATTCACCAACTATTACAACGCCTAACGTAGTCGGTGTAACAAACGGAAGTAATGTTTCTTCTGGATATGTGGGTGAAGTAGTAACAAGTAACGGCACCAATGTTTCTCTTACTAGCGGTGTAACAGCAACTATTTGCACAGTATCTTTAGGGGCTGGTGTGTGGCTTATTAACGGTGTTGGATCCGCCAACCAGGGTTCTGGATCAAGTGCTCTTGCAGTTGCGTTTATTACGGACTTAAACACCACGGGATCTATTGACAGTTCTGCTGGATTCTTTGAAAGTGGTGCAGGAATTACTGCTATTTCTTTACCATATACTTTGTACCTTAATGTTAGCTCTACCACTACAGTCTATTTATCGGTTAATTGCTCATTCTCTGGTGGTACTTTTATTGGTCATGGATCTATTACTGCAATTAGAATTAGATAAGTATGAACGAAATCCTTACCCATCTTCTAACTGGCAAGGATAATAAAACCCACGATATCGGTCGTTGGACTTGGTTGATTGGGTTTGTGGCTATTATCTGTATTGCTATTTATGAAGTGATGCAAGTACAACATATTAGTCTTACTGAACTTGCTGAAGCATTAGGCCTTGTATCTGGTGCTGGCGGAGCGGCTACTATGATGAAAAAAGATACGGAGCCGCAGTAATGTGGACGCTAATAAGTGGGTACATTAATTACATCAAAATTGGATTGGCTGTGGGTCTTTGCGCTGCTTGTTTCTTTGGCGGTTTTCATATTGGTAATAGTAGATACTTGGAATACAAGGCAAACGTTGAATCAATCGCTAAAGCGCAAGAAGCCCATAACCAAGAAATCGAACAGCAACACCAACTAGTTAATAAAGGAATACAAAATGAGTACGAAGGTAAGCTTGCTGCTTTGCGCAATTTTTATGGTAGGATGCAGCTCAACCCCAGTAGCGGTGCAATGCCCGGCATTTCCCCAACCCCCAAAGGAACTGATGCAGAAACCGCCTACCCAATACTTGCTGGACAATGCGCTCAAACAACCCTCCAAGTAAATCTATGGCAAGAATGGGCTACTGAAAACGGGTTGATTAAATGAACCAGGAGCAGCTAACAGCGTTGGGAATAGACCAAAAATGGCTGGACCCATTAAACCATACGTTTACTAAATACGACATTAACACTGCTCTTAGACAAGCAGCTTTTATAGGACAATGCCAGCATGAGTCAAACAATTTCAGAACTTTGGAAGAGAACCTTCATTACTCTGCCGATGGACTTATGCGTACATGGCCCTCAAGATTTCCTAGTACAGATGTGGCTGAACAATATGCAAACAATCCAGAAAAAATTGCTAACAAAGTATATGCAGGACGCTTGGGAAATACAGAAGAAGGCGATGGATGGAAGTTTCACGGACGTGGCCTTATCCAATTAACTGGTAAGGAAAACTATGAGCGATGTGGAGAAGCAATTAGCGCTGATCTTATTAATAAACCACAGCTTTTGGTTGACCCTCATTATGCTTGTTTGTCGGCAGGGTGGTTCTGGGGTAAAAAAGGACTAAATGCCTTGGCGGACAATAAAGATTACGTTACAATGACTAAACGGATTAATGGTGGCTTAATTGGCCTAGACGACCGTAAAGCTAAAATTGCAAAAGCAATATCTGTACTAGGGTAAACCCGTATGCCATTACAAAAACTACAGTTTAGACCCGGCTTAAACCGTGAAGGTACTGATTATTCTAACGAAGGTGGTTGGTATGATGGGGATAAAGTACGTTTTCGTTCTGGCTTTCCTGAAAAAATAGGTGGTTGGACTCAAATATCTAATAGCCAATTTACAGGCGTATGCCGTTCTTTGTGGGTATGGTCTGATGCAGACTTAGGTTCTGGCAATATTTATATTGGTGTAGGTACAAATAGTAACTATTATATTTACGAAGGTGGTGTGTATTACGACATTACACCTGTAGTACAAACAGATACTTTAACTAACCCATTTACTGGTAATGGTACAAATATTGTTACTGTTACTGATGCCTCATATAGTCCCAATGTAGGCGATTCTGTTTATATTACTAGCTCAGCTCCTGTTGGTGCTGGCGCTGGTTGGGGCGTTGATCCATACGGATATGATAGCTGGGGTGGGTACTACGGTACGGGGGTTACTATTTCCGGAGAGTTTACTGTAACTTCTGTGATTTCTTCGACCCAATATACTATAACTTATCCAGTAGTTGTTACTGGTACGGGCGGTGGTACGGTTACAATTGGATATAAATATCCCGCCGGCTTAGATGTTTATGTTACGGGTAATGGCTGGGGCGCCGGACCTTGGTCTCGTGGTGCATGGGGTTCTGCGTATACTAGCGGGATTGGCGAACAATTACGCCTTTGGTCTAACGATAACTACGGTGCTGATCTTGTACTAGCTCCTCGTGGCGGCCCAATATTTTATTGGCAGGACTCTAATGGGTTATCTACACCTGCAACATATTTAAGTACTTTAGCTAATTCGACTACCGCCATTACCGATACAGGCACAACGTTTAGTTCAGGATCTTCTACTATTACTGTATCTTCCGCAGTTGCGCCAAGCATTTATCCTTATATGGTGATTACTGGCACGCATATTGCAGCGGGAACTAAAGTAGCGTCTAACTATATTACTGGATCAACTACTGTTCCTATAACAACCCCTACAACTGGTCTAAGTTCGGGTAATTATAATTTTTCTTATGCTGGCGCTTTTGTTCCAAACAAAACATACCAAGTTATTTCTTCAGCTATTCAAGAATTTATTATTGCGTTTGGCTCTAATTCTTACGATCCCAATAATGCCAATACAACATTTAACCCTATGTTGGTTCGCTGGTCAGATCAAGGCAATGCGTATCAGTGGATACCACAAACAACTAATCAATCTGGTGAATACCTGTTGACAAACGGCTCCTACATTATGGGCGCCCGTGCTACACGCCAAGAGATTTTAGTTTGGACTGATTCATGTTTGTATTCAATGCAGTATTTAGGAGCACCATATGTTTGGGGTTTCCAAGTATTGATGGATAACATCTCTATTATGTCGCCTAATTCCATGATTACAATTAACAACGTAACGTATTGGATGGGTCGAGATAGGTTTTATATGTATTCGGGCCGAGTAGAAGTCCTTCCTTGCTCACTGCGCCAGTACATTTTTGCTGATATTAATGAAGACCAAGCATATCAAGTATTTGCTGGTAGTAACGAAGCGTTCAACGAAATTTGGTGGTTTTATGTAAGCCAGTCAAGTGGTAATACAGTTGTAGACAAATACGTAATTTATAACTATTTAGACCGTGTTTGGTATTACGGAACTATGGGAAGAACTGCTTGGTATCAGACGGGCATTGTTCCATATCCTATTGCCGCCGACTATAACGGAAGATTAATTTATCATGAAAATGGGTGTGATGACGGCTCGCTAGTAACCCCACTGCCTATTTATTCGTATGTACAAAGTTCTGATTTTGACATTGGCGACGGACATAACTTTGGGTTTGTGTGGCGTATACTTCCTGACGTTAATTTTAACGGTTCTACAGTTAATCAACCTAGCGTTACCATGACTGTTAAGCCTAGAGAAAACTCAGGTACTCCATACGGGCAGGCAGATAGGCCACAAGTTCAATCCGCTCAAAACTATAGTGTAGTGCCAGAATATACAATCCAACAATTTACTGGGCAGGTCTATACACGTCTTCGTGGTCGCCAAATGGCGTTTAGAATTGAGTCTGCAGATGCTGGTGTAACTTGGCAGTTGGGTAGCCCACGGATTGATATTCGCCCAGACGGACGTAGATAATGGCTAATACTAACGATAAAATAGGGCCATTACGCCCTTCAAAAGCGCCTAACTTATTAATTGCGCCAGTTGACTATACGCAGGCATATCAAGACCAGATGAATAATGCTCTGCGTCTATATTTTAACCAAATTGATACGTTTACTCAGGCAATTGCCGTGCCTGATTCTGGTTCTACAAGCAATAGACCAAAAGATTTGTTGCTAGTTGGGCAGATATTTTTTGATACAGAGCTTGGAATCCCTATTTGGTGGACTGGAACTAAATGGGTAAATGCTTCCGGAACGGCAGTTTAAATGATAAACTTGAACAAAATTACGAGGTGAGGCCTTATGGGACTACACAATACAGCACA